GAGTCCGAGCATTGCCCCCGTGCTGCTCATCTCGGACTCCTGTTCTTTCTTGGCGGTCAGCTCCGGATTTTTGACCATGCCACCCATTGCACCGGTGATGGTGTTGCCCTGTCTGGCAATATTTTTCACGGCACGTCGCCAGAACTCATAGGCCACGCACCACCGCTCAAGTACCGCCAGGTCAGTCACGCACAGCAGGCCCTGACCGCAGAGTTCTTTGGTTGTCAGTTGCCACATGATCGTGGCGAGAGGGAGATCTTCTTCAGCGAACCACTCCGGTGGCTCAACACCTTTGATGGGCGTAAAAACAGGTTCATCTTTATTCAGGGCTCGCTTGCCGGGGTTTCCGGCCAGCGCCTTGCGCGCCGTTGGCTTGGGGCGACGCCCGGAACGCCCCGCCGTTCCAGCCATATGCGGCACTCCTGGTTAAATTTCATTTTTCGCGGGTATAAAAAAACGATGGGGCGGGCAGTCCGGAAGACGTCAGGCCGCAGGGATTTGACCCGCCCCTCCCCTCAGGCAGTTGAGAATTATTATCACTTCAACCGTTCACGGGCCGTCTTCGCCTTATGACACGGCCAGCACAGACTCTGCAGATTACAGTCGGCATCAGTGCCGCCATGCGCTTTAGGGATGATGTGGTCAACGGTTTTCGCCTCGCGCACCACACCAGCACGCAGGCACAACTGGCACAGGCCTTTGTCACGCTTGAGCACACGTTCACGGATAACATCCCATTTCGAACCATAACCGCGCTGGTGTCGGGACTGGCCTGGCTTGTATTGCTTCCAGCCTTCGCTTTTGTGGCTTTCGCAATAGCCTGACGAGTCAGTGGTGGTATGGCGGCAGCCGCGAACGCGGCAGGCTTTTGGGGTTCGTGGGGGCATTGCATAATCCTCTTGGATGGTTCGCGTACGATACGTGGCACCCTTCTCAGAATCGAATCGCACTCCATTCCGGTTTTGCCATAAACGATCTTTTATGCTTCGCTGGATGTAGTTGATAGTTGTTGAAACTCAATGAACAGGAGTTCACAAATGAATAGTTATGAATGGGCATGGCTTTTGAACAAAGATGACACCCTATACTTTTTCCCCGTAGGCCATTCTGTAGAAGGTAATTACAAAATTCACTTTGAGTTGAGCGGTAGTTGTAACCTTAGAGTCTCAGATGCTGAATTGCATGGTAAACCTGTACTGCTGTTCGAATACTTCGATGAAGATGATGACCGCCCTGCAATAATCGAAATATTAGAAACAACCACTACAACTGTGGAGGCGATGATCGCACATCTGAATAGTATCGATAGTATTTACCATGAACCGATTTACAAAGCTGTTTACGAGTGGGCTGTAAAGTTTTTCTATCGATGATACTTCGTTATCTTTCTGGCATTCACAATACCTTTACATATTAATGACATGCCAGCACAATACTGTCACTTACAACCGTTCGGATTACCTAGAGAAAAGTATGATTCAGGATTTACTGATCGAAGCAATTAGTCACGATAGGATGCATAAAAAGTTAAATGAACTGAATGGCTACTTCTACAATCGCAAACATGAAACACAAATACGTGATGAGTGATCTTACCCAGCAATAGTGGACACGCGGCTAAGTGAGTAAACTCTCAGTCAGAGGTGACTCACATGACAAAAACAGTATCAACCAGTAAAAAACCCCGTAAACAGCATTCGCCTGAATTTCGCAGTGAAGCCCTGAAGCTTGCTGAACGCATCGGTGTTACTGCCGCAGCCCGTGAACTCAGCCTGTATGAATCACAGCTCTACAACTGGCGCAGTAAACAGCAAAATCAGCAGACGTCTTCTGAACGTGAACTGGAGATGTCTACCGAGATTGCACGTCTCAAACGCCAGCTGGCAGAACGGGATGAAGAGCTGGCTATCCTCCAAAAGGCCGCGACATACTTCGCGAAGCGCCTGAAATGAAGTATGTCTTTATTGAAAAACATCAGGCTGAGTTCAGCATCAAAGCAATGTGCCGCGTGCTCCGGGTGGCCCGCAGCGGCTGGTATACGTGGTGTCAGCGGCGGACAAGGATAAGCACGCGTCAGCAGTTCCGCCAACACTGCGACAGCGTTGTCCTCGCGGCTTTTACCCGGTCAAAACAGCGTTACGGTGCCCCACGCCTGACGGATGAACTGCGTGCTCAGGGTTACCCCTTTAACGTAAAAACCGTGGCGGCAAGCCTGCGCCGTCAGGGACTGAGGGCAAAGGCCTCCCGGAAGTTCAGCCCGGTCAGCTACCGCGCACACGGCCTGCCTGTGTCAGAAAATCTGTTGGAGCAGGATTTTTACGCCAGTGGCCCGAACCAGAAGTGGGCAGGAGACATCACGTACTTACGTACAGATGAAGGCTGGCTGTATCTGGCAGTGGTCATTGACCTGTGGTCACGTGCCGTTATTGGCTGGTCAATGTCGCCACGCATGACGGCGCAACTGGCCTGCGATGCCCTGCAGATGGCGCTGTGGCGGCGTAAGAGGCCCCGGAACGTTATCGTTCACACGGACCGTGGAGGCCAGTACTGTTCAGCAGATTATCAGGCGCAACTGAAGCGGCATAATCTGCGTGGAANCGCACGACATCACGGGCATACTGATTGGCAGCATTTACGTTGGGGTAAGATTTCCGGCTCATGATTCGATGATTTTCAGAAACGGGTTAGTGGCTTTCTTCTGCCCCGCCAGGCCTATCAGACGCTGGCGGCTGCTGGGGTCGAGTCCGAGCATTGCCCCCGTGCTGCTCATCTCGGACTCCTGTTCTTTCTTGGCGGTCAGCTCCGGGTTTTTGACCCTGCCGCCCATTGCACCGGTGATGGTGTTGCCCTGGCTGGCAATATTTTTCACGGCACGTCGCCAGAACTCATAGGCCACGCACCACCGCTCAAGTACCGCCAGGTCAGTCACGCACAGCAGGCCCTGACCGCAGAGTTCTTTGGTTGTCAGTTGCCACATGATCGTGGCGAGAGGGAGATCTTCTTCTGCGAACCACTCCGGTGGCTCAACACCTTTGATGGGCGTAAAAACAGGTTCATCTTTGTTCAGGGCTCGCTTGCCGGGGTTTCCGGCCAGCGCCTTGCGCGCCGTTGGCTTGGGGCGACGCCCGGAACGCCCCGCCGTTCCAGCCATATGCGGCACTCCTGGTTAAATTTCATTTTTCGCGGGTATAAAAAAACGATGGGGCGGGCGGTCCGGAAGGCGCGCGGTCGCAGAGATTTGACCTCCCCCTCCCCAGGCTGATGATGACATTAATTCTCACTTGAGCCGCTCGCGCGCGGTCTTCGCTGCGTGACACGACCGGCACAGGCTCTCAAGGTTGCTGTCTTCATCAGTACCGCCGTGGGCCTTCGCCTTGATGTGGTCAACGGTTGTGGCTGCGACAGCACGTCCAGTACGCAGGCAGTTCTGACACAGATGATTATCACGCTTCAGGATGCGGGCGCGTTTGATATCCCACTTGCTGCCGTAGCCACGCTCATGGCGACTCTTACCCTGCTGATGCTGCTGCCAGCCCTCATTGCGATGCTGCTCACAGTAGCCTGAACGGTCCGTAGTCGTGCCAGGACAACCACGTTTGCGACATGCGCGGGGTATTAAAGTTGGCATACATGCTCCGCAAAAACACCAGCCAAAGCTGGTGTTTTTTTATTCTTATGTAACTCTAAAATTTAGAGATAACATGTAGGAATGATTTGATAATTTGTAAGACTACCCAAATCGAATAGCGCCACCCAACATTTCATTTTTGATTTTTGCCCTCGAATTTATCCTCTGGCATACATCATTATTATCCTTCATCCGCTCAACCCACTTAACTACCGCATCGCAGATATCATTAGATAAATTAATAACACTTAACTGAAGCACACCGTTAAACATATTCATGTGCGCAGAAGAGTGCGTAAGTTGAATTTTTTGTAACTTAGTACTATCAGATGCCTCATGCAAAAATGCATTTCTTAAAGCCCAGTAGCTTTCATGGTCAAAGCTTACCAATGGTTTTTTTGTTTTTAAATCATCGATTAAGTATTGAGGCATTTTATCTAATTGCTCGGGAAAGTTAGCCAAAAACGTCTCATAAAGATTATCTGCAAAATATTTATCCTTAAGGTTATCCTTAAACCATCTTTTTGCTCTTGGCCCGTTCCGCTCTTCAGGAGTTTCAAGTTTCCCACATATATCAGGAAGAGATAAGGCAATAAACAATGCAGCCTCATAATTTTCATCTAATAAAGATTTTCTTACTGACTCAACAAATTCAAGCATTTGCATTTACTCCCCCAGTTAATTAACTAGGGAAGAATATCATAAGCACATAATTAAAACCTGCTGTAGCTCCTAATTCATTAGGAGAAGGAGATACCCAAATCAACCAGCACAGCTTTCTTTTTCTCTATGCGGTGATCAAGCTCAGCAACAGCATGCGGGCGTATGGCCTCAAGAAAGGCATCGTCTTGATAGGTAGACTGGATTGTCACACCAAGCCCAGCACCACTTTCCAGTATGGTTTTCTGTCGCTGTAGCTCTTTCATCTCGTTATAGATGTAATGCGCGTTACTTAGGTTCTCTACGTTCACGACCTGGATCCTTCATGCAGTTAGCCTGCGCTGATTTGTTGTGCGCCAATATGTCCCGCTTCGTCTGTTTATCCAGCACGGCAATATCGTGCTCAGTAAGGTAGATGATGCTTACCCAGTCACAGGCCGTGTCCGTTACTTCAGGTTTTGCGGGTAAATTTTTCGCGCAACTCACGGTCAACATCGTCATCAGGAAGATGGTTAACAGTCTGCTGTACATCCCTGGCTCCTTTTGTTGTTTCTACCCGGCGTTCTGCAACGGCTTCAGTAGCTGCTGCGCGTTCTTCAGTGCGTTGCTGGTTCGCTTGTGTTTCTGCGATGCTTGTACCGCGTGATTTACCCAGACCAAAAGCACCTGCAATTGCAGCCAGCACAGCAACAGCTAGGCCGATAATCATTTCAAGTCCCATTGCGACCTCATACCAGTGCGGTTTTTGCTTTGGCATAACGTTCACGGCGGTCTTTAATGCCGTTCTGCCCGCCGTTAATAATCTGCGTGACGCGCTCAACATCCCCCGAATATAGAAGGCAACCACGTAACGTGAAGTACCATGCCGCCGAACGGGCCGCATGTCGCTCTTGCGTCAAAAGTTCTGGCGTACTGATCAGATCAAGGTTCAGCGCTGTACCGCATTTGGTGTAGTTCTCACGACCAGTGATTTGTAGCAGGCCACGACCGCGATATTTCCAGCCATCACCCTGACTGTTATTCCCCATGCGGTCACCATAAACCAGATTGGCTATTTGTGGCTGGTGAGCGACCTGTTTACCATCGACACGCCCCAGCATTTCGCACTGATACGGCGTCAGGCGCTTACCAAAGGTTTTCTTCAGCCCTTCAACCGAGTAGTTAAAATTCTCTACCAGCGAGGTAAAGCCATTGGATTCATGCCCAACTTGTGCAATGAACATGGCCTGATCATTAATCGCTGTAATTCCAAACTCTTTCATTGCCGCATCAATGTGCGGAAACCAGCGCGCAGAAAGCCCGGCGCTGATACCAGCCGCCTGCTGAAATTGTGATTGGTTCATTATTGCCTCAGATGATCAACCAGACGTGCAACGTTGCCTCTGACGGACACCAGCACGGAAAGAAAAATAGTATTAGCCACGATAATGGGCCATGAGGAATGGGGATAAATCCCACAGAGATAGGCCAACGGAACAGCACTGTATGTAACAGTAATCAGCCAGGCTAAACGTGAAACCCAAGGACGATGCCGCGAATCACCACGACGATAAAACATCAGAGTAATAACAACACAAGCACATAACAGCGCATTTATAGTTGCTGTCGGGTCATTTAGCTCCACCTGAACCTCCCCGGCGCGTTATGAGCACCACCAGCGAGCCGATATCCTGATTATTCAGGAACGTCAGGATTTTAACGGCTAAAGCAGAGACGATTACGGCACCAATAGCATCCAGAGGTTTATCACTGTATCCGGTCAAGTTCGCCAGCTTGGAGCCAACCAACCCAGAGCAAAGGATCCCGGCAATATATGACACGATAAAATATGCCAGTCGGCGCGATGCACTCAGATCTGCTGCTGTTGCTATGTAGAATACAGCCCCTGCAAATGCGCCAAATACAACGCCGTAATCAGTTCCGGTCAGCAGTCCATAAACACTGGCACCCGTCAGGGCACCACCAGCCAGCCCAGTACCGGAAATCGGATCGGACATTTAGCCCCCTCTTAATTGCTGTTGGTCCTCTCAGATATGAGGGGAAGGGATCTTAATGACAGTCTGTTTATTATTTCAGTCAAACACTACCCTGTTGATGATTTCTCAGAAGCGAACTTGACTCCCAGGGGAAACTCAACTTTCCGTTAAAACCACCAGCAGACATTCGTTCAATTTCCACAGAAATATCACTGAGCCGTTCTTCAAGCTCTGCTTTTTCTTTTACCAGACGGTTATAGCGGCTTAGATGAAGCTTTTGCTGCTCCAGCCAGTCTTCAAGCTGTTCAACAGTCATACAAGGGTTAAAAAAATATGGCTGCTGCTTTTCGCCCTGCATTATTGACCTCCAGAAAAGCAAAAACCCCGCCGAAGCGAGGTTTGTTATGATTTCGTTAACGGCAGACATACAAAGCCCATCGTTAGGAGAATCCTAACCATATTTTTTGAAAAATGCAAGCATCATGTCGCCATCTTCGGCGAAAATCATTTATCTTGTCACTTTTCTCAATTGTGTCTCTGCATATGCTTCTTCCTGCCAGCACTTTGTAACCAGTTTATCAATGACACCTGCATATCCTTTGTACCACTGATAATCCGTCAGGTCCGGTACCAGCTTCTGGACATGATGCCGCGCCAGTGTGGTTGGTAAACGGCTAAACCGGTTTCCATTGCAACGCCCACAAATCTTATAAACAGGCGTGCCATGAAGCCGGGTTCTTTTTTCATCCAGGACAATACCTTTACCCTTACACCCTCTGCACGCTGTGCTGACTTCTCCCTTACCATGACAATGCTGACATAGTTCCTTCACCCACTCCTCCTTGATAACAGATTCACCGCTTCTGGAGTGTTTCACCACTTCGCGCAATACATTATGAAATCCAGTACCAGCACAATGCTCACAGCGAGCCTTACTTGCCGCAGACCTGGAATAATCAGCAAAGGCAAAATTCACAAGGTAAGGAATGATCTGTAGCCGGGTTTCTTCACTCAATTTATTCAATGTCGGGTTATCCAGTGCCATCGCGTAATTGAGCAGACCTTCAATCGCAAACTGAGGATCCTGAACACCAACTTTTGCCAGGAATAAGGCAAAACCCAGTGGTGCTTTCGACTGCACCATCCCCTGCGCAGCCATCACATCCGTAATCGTTAAACCACCAGAGCCTGTCGCCGGTGCGTCATCGCTCAATTTTGGAGATTTTGGGGAGTAATATTTTGGTAAGGCTTCAAGGTTCATGCTCGTTCTCCACTTACGCCAGTACGCCTATTGCCAGCGCACGATCGATAAAACGAAATATCAGCTCCAGCTGGGAGCCATACTTCTCTTCAAATGCCACGGTATCCGCATGCAGCTCGTCGTGATGCTTTCTGCACAAAGGCAACACAAAAAGGTCATGCGCTTTTGTACCCATTCCACCCTGACCGTGGCCTATCAGGTGGTGGGGATCATCAGCAGGCTTTCCACAACATGCACACGGCTGTGTCTTAACCCAGCGCGTGTACTTTTCATTAACCCAGCGGCGACGTTTTGGGCGTAACATAAAAGACTCCGGCGACTCCGGATCCACTTTCAGCGCCAGCACCTTTTTCGCCTTATCCTGGATGATGCTGGTGGCAGGAACCGAAGGCACAAGGTCACTTTCCCGGGTAACAGACGGCACAACAGGCTTCGGTAATCTCAGTGCCTTACGGGCTGCACTTTCCGGTAAGGCATCCGCCAGATCATTACGAATCAGCCACCAGCACAGTTCCGGCATTGTCACAACGTGACTGTCATCAAAACCGAGATCCCGACGCACAACAGACAACACCCAGCGGGCACAGTTATCCGTTGCCATTGATTCCAGCCGTTCCGTGAACTGATCGCGCAGCTGGTTATCGCAGTGCCAGCACAGACGGATTGCACCCGGAGCGTGTCGCATTGTGGTCATGTTCTCGCTGTGCCAGTCGGAATGAGGCCACTGGCAGCCTTTTTCACGAAGTAACCAGCTTTCAAGACATTCCACGCCACCAGCACGACGGATCACTGCCTCATTGCGGAACACGGCCCGAACGGCAGGATCATCCGCCAGCGGTTGTGATGCCGCCGGAACGGCACCACTGGCGAAAGATGAATAACGCTCCGGCTCAGGCTCCAGCAGGACACGCCCCTGCATAAACAGGGGCATCAGCTCTGAACCTGGCCTGAACAATACGATCCCCATACGCGGGGCAATTTCAGGGGTCAGTAGTGCTCTCACGGTCACCTCAATGAACGGTATCGAGCAGCTTTAACAGCTCAGGGAATCGGGATTCGAAGAAATGCGGCTGCGTCTCGCGCGGATTTGCGGGACTGGTGATGTTCTTGCCGAACATGCAACCTTTCGCTGTCAGCGACCAGAATTTTTTGATGTTGTTAATCGCGGTACGGCTGTATCGTTCGCGCTGCTCGACGATCCCCAGTTTCACCATCTGGTGATATGCCTGATTAGCCGTCAGGCGTATACCATACTGTTTCAGCAGTGCACTCAGTGACAGTGTCGGGCGACTTGAGCCATCGTGTGCATCAGCAGGAGCATCAATGGCATAGCGCGGTGCCAGATTCGGTAAGCCAACAGCCTCCTGGAGTTTCTGACAGGCACCAAGCACTGAAGAGTTAGACAGGTTTAACTCCCGGCGCATAAAGTCCAGCAGGATCACGCCAGCCTGCATCTTGTCAGCAGCCTGTCCGGATAATTTTTCCGGTGCGCTGGTTACCATATCGAAAGTACGGATCACCTTCAGATGGAATGACGGGCTGATCCACATTGCATAGGCATACACCAGTTCCTTGCAGACATACGTTCCCCGTTCATTTCCCCCATGAATCACACTCACCGGGTCAACACCCAAATTCTGGGTGTTGGTCAATTCATGAACAAGCTCAACAGTTTGTTGGCTGGAAAGAAACTTTCCCGGCTCCTTGGTTCTGGCATTTGCACCAGATGCTACTGCTGCGCGATGCAGATCGTTCAGGCTGTAACGCCCATAAGCATCACGACGAACTTCAATACCATCAATGACCATCAGATTATTCATACTTCGTTTCTCCTCTTGATCAGGCGGCTGCACCCGCCGTTTTCTCGTACTTACTGATAGTGATCTCGACCTTCCCTTTCGGGATAACCGGTCCCCACTCCACCAGCATTCTTTTCACCTGACTGTCGTCTTCCCACACACCCGCATGGGTCAGGGCGTCAAACAGCGCCTTGTTATAGTTGTCCAGATCGCGGATCCGGTTATCCGGAGGAAACAACACGATCTCCACTGAAGCAGGTGCCGACGTTGGTTTCGGCAGACGACGTAACTGCTCAACTATTGCTGCGCACGCCGCGCTCTGGAATTTTCGCCCCGCCGAGCTTATCAGGCTCTTACCAGCAAACGCCCCTTTGTTGGGGTGTCGCCAGTACGTGTTCACGCTGGGCGGAAAAGGCAGGATCAGCTTCATACTTTCAGGTCCCTCTCATGTAACCAGTGGGTTGCACGCAGCCTTGCGTTTTCCTCACCGGCAAGCAGTGCGCGGATAATCCCGACCGCCTCGCTGTCGTCGTCCTTCACCGCGGTATGAAGCGTTATCCCCCGGGCCACGCCACGCTTTATCGTGATGACGCCTTTTTTCTCCAGTGCGCGAAGATGCTCCACCGCTGCATTCACTGAACGGTATCCCAGCATGGTTGCCACCTCCTGATTGGTTGGCGGAAAGCCACGCTCTTGCTGGTAAGAAATCAGCATATCCAGCACCTGCTGCTGGCATTGAGTTAACGTCGTCATGCCGCCATCTCCCTGACAAGTTTTTCTGCCTGCTGGCGAACCTGCGCCAGAAACGCCTCACCACATGCCTCAAGTTCATCGCGCCCGATGTAGCTGATTGCCGGTCCCTTCCAGGTCTTGTCGAAAACAGCAATAGCACCAGCGAAGAAAGCGCCTGTCGGCACCTGCTTCTCATCCTTCGGGATAAACCAGGCAGGCAGTTCAAAACCAATACGCCCGCGAATAAAAGCAATATGGTCCGCATCTTCCGGCCACCACACTTCGCTGGTGGCAGCTTTGATCAGGAAAACATAGCGCCCGCCCTTATCACGCATGGCACTGGCATGTTTCATGATGTAACGCATGCCGGTGATGTATTGCCCCTCATGCTGACTGGCGCGGCTGTATGGGGGATTACCAAAGGCAGCACCTTTAAGCTCCGCAAGACGTTCTGACCAGTCATGTGCCAGCGCGTTGTCTTCCGCCGTGTAATACGCGGCACATTTGGCGTTATCACCGTCAGTGAACAGATCCAGAACAAACGGACCAAACAGGGTGTTAATTCCCCAGAAAATGTTATCCGGCGTGCGCCACTGATCGCCTACTTCCTTCAGTTCATGGGCTGGTTTGTTCCGCAGTTCCACCAGCGCCTGGCAATATTTATTACTCATTAAGCCCCCACGTAATTCCCTGACAGATACCACTCTTCACCTGATGCAGCCCGCTTATTGCTTTTCCGTAAACACCGCTCACGACGTGCCAGAAAATTGTTTCGTTCTGGCTGGGAGTGGCTTTCACGGAATGCCGCCATCCACACCGTTGCAGCACGACGGTATAAGCCCCTGGACTCCAGTTCTTCAGCCTGGCGGGTCAGGCACAAAATCACCCGGGGATCGTTAGTGCCGACATAGAAATTGCGCACAGGTCTGGTTTCACGAACTGGTTGTGGTTCCGGTTCCTGCGCTCTCTCAGTCAGGCGCGGGAAATGTCTGCGTGTATCTCCTTCACAACGGTGATCCACACGCCCACTCTGACGTAACTTGCTTGCTGACTGCAGAACGCGCTGCCGTGAGTAACCTGCAAAAGCATCCGCAATGTCTCCGGAAGTACACCCCGGATGGGCTTCAATGAATTTCTGAACGTCATTCAAAAGACTCATAATCACCCCCTGAATCCTGCCGGGATCTGGCTGTAGTCCACGTTGTCGTAACTGGCTTTGAAGTACGGGTCCTCGCGTCTGGCTGCAGATACCGCAGGAACTTCCCAGGATTCTTCGAAATGACGATCCGGACCAAAGAACGTGACAGCCTGTTTCACAAATTGTGTGCCGCTGTTACCCATCGCAGATACCCAGCACGAGTAGCGTTTCACACCTTCCAGCATGGTTTCGGGGTTTACCCCCTCATTCAAACGGGCTTTCCAGGCTTTGAAGGCTGCTGATTTTGAATTGCCACCAGCACGTTTGGGGTATGCCAGCCATGCCTGCTCAAACTCCGGAGAGTATTCCGGTCGGTTTGAACGAACTCGCACAGACTCATCAGCAGATGCACCAACAGCTATTGGTTCATTGACTGGTTCTTTGACTGGTTCAAAAGAGTGACTGGTTCTGGGTGAATCTCCTGCACTACCCCCTGGTGCAACTCCTGCACTACCTAGTGAATTTGCTGCACCAGATAGTGAATTATTTGCACTACCCCCTAGTGAATCTCCTGCACCATCAAGATGAAGAAGATAGATATTACTTGAGTTACCTTTTTCACCTTTCCGGGTGACTTTTTTTACCAGCCCGGACTCACAGAGGGCCGCAATATGATTCATCACAGAACGTTTGCTAATCTCGCACTGATCAGCGATATGCTGATAGCTGGGCCAGCACTCGCCCTGATCGCTGGCATTATCAGCCAGCTTAATCAGAACCAGTTTTCGCAATGGATTTCCCACTCGAATTTTCATCGCTTTAACCATCAGCTCCATACTCATGCAGCACCTCCGAGATGCTTCATGTTTTTTCCGGAGCGAAAGGCTATAAGCGGCATACTGACGCGGTAACTACGGCCCAGCGGTTCACAAATCACCTTCTGACATTCACGGTCAACCAGGCTAACACGTAGAACATGCCCTGCAGGTGTGGTGTACCACTGACCCGGACGAGGACAACGGAAAGTCTGATTGGTAAACCGTTTGAAAATATTCCGGATCATTTGCGCCCCCTTACCTCTGAAGGGTTCAGCGACAAATTTATGAGGCAGGCCAGTGCCGAAGCATCATTAATATAGTCATACAAGCTAACAGCCAGCGGAGATTCGGCTTTTGCCAACATAGGATAAAGCTGCTGCAGCCAGACCTGATGAATTGATGAAATGTAGGAATAGAGAACGCTGGCGTTATGTGCAACGTCGCTCAGTACAGAGGGATTTGAAAGCTGTTTCTCCATCTGGTTAAAGGCATTGATGTATGCCTCTTTGAACTGGGCAGCACGTTTACCCGTGAAACCCATAGCAAGAAACGCAAAGCCGTCGCGGGTTATTTGGTAGCAAGGAAGTTTGCGACCTGTGCAATCAGTGTAATCACTCACCGAAAAATTGCGGGCAGTGAATGATGCTGAGCATTCAAGCGTGCGGATCTTTTTCAGTACATCGTCATGACGTTTGGAGAAGAAGTTGGCAACAGCCAGGGATGAAGTAACAGCCTGACCATCAACGATGGCAATTTCAGGTTGAGTGAGGGTTGGGATCGTAGCCATGATGGCAGCCTCTTTGGTGATTTTTAATAACTCACCACCAAGGCTTTCCACGACCTTATTGGTGGTGAGACGTACAGGGGTGGAAATACCGGTCACCAAAGAACCCGGCCCAACCGAAGTTGGCCCTGCACGCCCCACCATAATTTGGGCGTAATGCTGCTCATGACACAAAAAAACCGCAAGAGCGCGGTTGTGCGCTTTGGTGAATTCCGGGTTTCCACGCCCGGCACCCGTTTTATAAGGTGCCTGAACAGTGTAACGTCCCGGAATGGCAGAATCAATGTGCTGGTGGTCCTTCACACTCAACAAAATCACGCCTGAATTTCCACAAAGGACTAAAGCACTCATGCGGGTAGTCTTTGCGAAGATAGATAACGCGCTGTGTTTCTGGTTCCCAACGAATAACATGGACATAAAGCCCTCTTCCGTCACGAAACCAGCGGTTAAGTTCCTGCACAACTCGCCCCCCACAGTCAGGTAAAGTTCTCTGTGGTTACTTACAGCCAGGTGATTTGGTAATCTGCATTCATGCCGTAACAACAGGTGTTCAGCGACACTGACCACCAGCTGTTGCGACAAACGGTTATTTGCCGTTAAACTGTTCATGCGTTAGTTTCTCCACAACCAGAAGCAATCGACGCCACGACGCCCGGAGCTGCACACTCGCGGGCGTTACTCTTTTCTGGAGCGCAAAAGATTTTGTAGACCAGTGCTGCATGCTCCTGGAGCTTCGAAATTGACAGATACAACTCATCATTAATTGCTGTCTGCTCGTGTGGCTCCACGACCCCATCTTCGATTGCCGAACGAATCTGCTTTGAGTAATTCCCGATCTGTTCGATGACTTCCAGCAGGCGCTGGTTTATATCGGCGTTCTCTACTTCCTCAATTTCAGGAAGCGATACGAACACCCCACCGGCAGACTGTGCGACAGCATCCGCAATGTAGTGAGTGCCAGCCGCGCGCTGTAAAACCATTGCCCATCCCAGCGGGAAAATCTGATCGCCATCTGCACGAAGGCGGTTGAATAAAGCGTTCTCTGTTACATCCAGCCAGTCAGCAGCTTCAGCGTAACCCCCAGGCAATGCCGCGATAGTTTTTCTGACAGCTTTCACGTACCACTCAGGCTGTTTTTCTACTTTCCAGTGATGATTACCCACGGTTAATTCCTCGTTTCTGTGGTTACGTTTACGCAGCTGAACCGCTAACTTTTGAATAGCACTCAGGTAATCCATCATTTGGATTGGGGTAAATATCAGGACGCAGTTCATGAGGGGTCACGGACCAGTTTCCCAACTCACAAAGTTGTAAAACCCGTTCTGACGGGACTTGATTGTTAATTACCCAATTAGCGACGGATTGAGTGGACTTAAAACCAAAGCGACGGGCTACTTCAGATAAAGATTTTCCCGCAGCTTTTACTGCTTTCTCTGTGTAGTTTTGAGATGACATACCTTTCTCCTCTGAAATTCAGAGGGATAATGCTACTTAAAATAGCAAAATGCAACTACTTAAAATAGAAATGACTAGCGTATGTGATGTGAGTAATCTTCTACCTATGGTAGAAGAACAGAAGTATCCAGATTTCGCCAAGAGACTAAACGAGCTAATGACAAACAAGGGAATTTCTGTCACCCAACTCAAAAGTCTTGTGGGCGTTACATATGAAATGGCGCGGCGATACACAATCGGCGCTGCGAAGCCTCGTGCCTCTGTCATGAATAAACTTGCATTGGCTCTGGGGGTATCAGCTTCATATTTAGAATATGGTGTTGGCGAGAGAGAAGGATGTAAGGAAATGACAAGCATCCCCAATCCAACAAAACCCGATGTATACAGGATAGAAGTTTTGGATCTTAGCGTTAGCGCGGGACCTGGGACCTATATGCTTTCAGACTATGTTGATGTGCTCTACGCCATTGAGTTCACAACAGAACATGCCCGTTCTCTTTTCGGCAACCGTTCTCAGGATGATATTAAGGTTATGACTGTAAATGGCGATAGTATGTCCCCTACTCTCGTTTCCGGAGACCGACTGTTTGTCGACATTTCTGTTCGTCACTTCCAGACTGATGGAGTTTACTCTTTCGTTTACGGTAAGACTTTTCATGTTAAACGTCTTCAAATGCAAGGTGACAAGCTAGCCGTTCTTTCGGATAACCCCGCCTATGAGAAATGGTACATCGATGAAAAATCACAGGATCAGCTTTATGTAATGGGCAAGGCGTTGATTCACGAATCTATAAAATACAACCGATTGTAAAACTCAATCCTTTCAGGATTAAAAGATCTAAAAGGATAATAATAATGAAATCTGAACTATTTCATAGCGAAGCAAATTCAGAAATTATCACTGCAGATGAGTTTATTGATTTCATAAACTCTTTCAAAAAGCCTTTAATTTGCCAAATTTGCGGAAATCAATCATGGAGTGTAGTCGGTACTCTAGAACTTGAAGTTGAAGACAATCAGCCAAAACATCACGTAATCGAAGTTCTCAGCTATGCCCAATACAAACCTGAAACTGATAGCGCTATAAATTATCCTGGTGGTATGCCGCTGTTTCGAATCACCTGTGATCACTGTGCACATGTACTTCTTTTTTCTTATAAAAAAGCTAGATCATTGATCCAAAAAAGAAAAAATGAAAAAGAAGAGGATGGAAAATGACGCGACCTTATCTCAGAGCAGTACCAAACTGTGGATCTGGTATTGATAAATGTGACCTTTACCCCAATGTTAAGAACAGGCTGCGCGTCGGTATAGAAGAAATGTATACTGATTTTATCGAATCCGCAGATGAAACTTACAAAACTGATGGGGGAAATAAAATGTCATCAGTTAGTCGAGAAGAAATTCAAGCACTTTTAGCTGCCAATAAAGCAGAAATGGAGTCCATTGCATCCTCTATTAGAGTTGAAATGGCTTTATCTCGCGAGAACACAAACGTTCAGCTAGCATCTCTAAATTCAGCCATCAATTCTATCTCTTCGAAAATCGAAGGCAAAATGGACAGTGTTGACGGGGATGTGAAGGCCATCAATGGTAGATTCGAAGGTATACAAGGCCAAATTACTGGAATAAATACAGCCATTAGTGGTATTCAATCTGGAATTTCTACCAGACTTGCTATTTTTGGAGTTATCATTGCGGTCATAGTTGCATTACCTAGCATAATTTCTGCTTTTAAAGATACTTCGCCAGTAGTTCAACCAGTTACACAACAACCAAGTGTTAAACATCTCAACCAAGAACCAATTACTCCACAAGTATTACCTCCGCAGGGAAAAGCAAACTAAACCGGCTTTATGCCGGTTTTTTTCTATACAAACGCCCCCCTCTTTGTCTTGAATCACATCACAACACATTTAAAAAACATTTTAAATTCAAAGCATTAAACGCATCCACGCATATCAAACAAATTATCTACTTTTAGTTGTTGATTTTTGCTACTTTTGGTAGCAGAATTATTTTAACGACAACGAACAGGCAGGACGCCCACGAAGTAGCCGCCGGTGGCGTATGAATGACCGGATGATTCGTTAAATACTATGTGTAAGAGAGCGCAAATGAACCGTTATTTCACATGTTCGTTTTGTGGCGCAAACGAGCTGCAGGCAAAAAAAATCATCGCCAAAGGCGGAAAAGATGAAGTTGCTATCTGCTCTGAGTGCGTAGTCTTGTGTGTCGGGGCATTAATTAATATCAGCACAACTATTCAGTTCACACCAAATGAGAATGCGCCTTTAGATGCGCGGAAATCTGGAGGTTAAAGAACAAAATGAAAGTCCAGATTTTAAACAATAACTGTGAAGTCGTTTGGTCATACGACATAGCCGCCCCTGTAGATCAGAGCGGCGATAGCTGGACCAATGGGAAACATCAGATTATGGCTGGAGTTGTGTTCTCTTTACGCCGTGCTTTGGAACAGGCTGAAGTATTTCCATCAGACCCTGAATGGAAATGGCCTTTTTCTATTTGTCCAAATTCGGAGAGTACATTTCAGAAAATTGGTCAGAAAGTCGCACTCGAAGAGCATCAGCCAACTGTTTCCTGATTTTTTCAGGTAACTCGTCGGCATCGCAGAAACAACAACGCTCGATCATGTTGAAAGCCGATTCGTAGAACTGTTTTTGCTGAGTGTCGCTGAGACAGGAAAAGAGCGACGTTACGATGATTTTATTAATTGCATTATCAAGTTCTTTTTCATCAAAAGTCATTTGATTTTCCTTTTATGTATACGGGCTTAAAAGGATACCACCGAGCCTGAAGTGGTGAAAAGACAGGCACATAACAGCTAAGTATTTTCAACCAGAGAGAATCCTTAGCGTTGTGGTGAATGCGGCTCAGCGCACGCGGGTTAAGGTTGAGGCTGACAGTCGACCTTCTGTGGATACCCACCCGCCTGGTGTGCAACCTTCGCCAGGCACCGGGAGGCACCCGGCACCACAACTTTATGCTGTGTGTAGTCCTGGCGGTACCAGTTTGTACCCTTGCTTCCGGCTGGTACCGTCCTTTTTACAAAACAGAGAAGAGCATCACCGGACGACGGGCTCATAACCCAATCCATCCGGGCGGCTGCCACCGCAGGTGTTCTTCTCTGTTTTGTGGAGAAACTAATCGGCCTTGCAGGGTCGATATGATGAGGAGCAGCAAAATGGCTAGCGAACGCAGTACTGATGTGCAGGCATTTATCGGGGAGCTGGACGGCGGCGTATTTGAAACCAAAATCGGCGCAGTTCTCAGTGAAGTCGCTTCCGGTGTGATGAACACGAAAACCAAAGGTAAGGTCTCACTCAACCTGGAAATCGAACCATTTGATGAGAACCGTGTGAAAATCAAACACAAACTCTCATATGTTCGCCCGACTAACCGCGGGAAAATTTCTGAAGAAGACACCACCGAAACGCCGATGTATGTCAATCGCGGTGGTCGCCTGACTATTCTGCAGGAAGACCAGGGACAATTACTGACTCTTGCCGGTGAACCTGACGGAAAACTACGCGCAGCAGGTCATTAATATCGTTCTTAATTAACTGATTATTTATCTCATCACTGAATATCTTTATATAGTGAGGACTTATTATGTCTCAGAGCTTAGACGCAACCGCAATTAATCAAATCCATGCCCTTATTTCTGCTCAGGGTGTTAATGAAATTATCAGTAAGATTGGTGCCGATGCTGTGGCATTGCCTGAGAATTTCCGCATTCATGATCTGGAAAAATTTAATTTAAATCGCTTCCGTTTCCGTGGTGCGCTTTCCACTGCCAGCATCGATGACTTTACCCGTTATTCTAAAGATCTTGCAGATGAAGGCACCCGCTGCTTTATCGATGCTGATAATATGCGTGCCGTCAGTGTGCTTAACCTGGGTACTATTGATGAACCAGGTCACGCAGATAACACCGCCACTCTCAAACTGAAAAAGACAGCACCGTTCTCTACTCTGTTGTCTGTTAATGGCGAGCGTAACTCCCAGAAATCACTGGCAGAATGGATTGAAGACTGGGCCGACTACCTTGTGGGCTTTGATGCTAATGGTGACACCATTCAGGCAACAAAAGCGGCTGCGGCGGTCCGTAAAATCACGATTGAAGCAAACCAGACCGCTGATTTTGAAGATAATGACTTCAGCGGCAAACGCTCCCTGATGGAGTCTGTCGAAGCGAAGACCAAAGACATTATGCCAGTGGCATTTGAATTTAAATGCATTCCGTTTGAAGGTCTGAAAGAACGTCCGTTTAAATTACGCCTCAGCATTATCACTGGCGATCGTCCGGTACTGGTTCTGCGCATTATTCAGCTGGAGGCGGTGCAGGAAGAAATGGCTAACGAATTTCGAGATCTGCTTGTTGAGAAATTCAAGGACAGCAAAGTAGAAACCTTTATTGGTACTTTCACCGCCTGATTTCATTACTGCAAATGCCCCTGCGGGGGCATTTATGGAAACGTAATTTACTCAATAATCGCCGGATGGTGAGGGATTCTTTTTACCAGAATTCAGCGCGGTGCAGCGCATATACGTGGAGAACAAAATGTCATTTATTAAAACTTTTTCCGGGAAGCATTTTTATTATGACAGGATAAATAAAGACGACATCGATATTAACGATATCGCGGTTTCCCTTTCAAATATCTGTCGCTTTGCCGGTCATCTTTCGCACTTCTACAGCGTCGCCCAACATGCGGTTCTTTGCAGCCAGCTGGTGCCGCAGGAATTTGCTTTTGAAGCGTTAATGCATGATGCAACAGAAGCGTATTGCCAGGACATTCCCGCACCACTGAAACGCCTTCTTCCTGACTATAAACAAATGGAAGAAAAAATAGACTCCGTAATCCGTGAGAAATACGGATTACCCCCAGTTATGAGTACGCCCGTGAAATATGCCGATCTCATCATGCTGGCAACCGAACGCCGCGATCTCGGGCTTGATGATGGCTCTTTCTGGCCTGTACTGGAAGGTATCCCGGCAACAGAGATGTTCAACGTGATTCCACTGGCACCGGGCCATGCCTACGGGATGTTTATGGAACGCTTTAACGAGTTATCGGAGTTACGCAAATGCGCATGAATGTTTTCGAAATGGAAGGGTTTCTTCGTGGGAGATGTGTACCGCGAGATCTGAAAGTAAATGAAACAGATGCTGAATACCTGGTGCGTAAATTCGATGCGCTTGAAGCTAAATGTGCAGCACAGGAAAACAAAGTAATACCAGTGTCAACTGAACTGCCACCAGCAAATGAAAGTGTTTTGTTATTCGATGCTAACGGAGAAGGCTGGCTAATTGGCTGGCGTTCTCTCTGGTACACCTGGGGACAAAAAGAAACCGGAGAATGGCAGTGGACATTTCAGGTCGGGGACCTTGAAAACGTCAATATCACTCACTGGGCAGTAATGCCAAAAGCACCGGAGGCTGGAGCATAATGACCACTTTTACCGACAAAGAACTGATTAAAGAAATTAAAGAGCGTATCAACAGCCTTGACGTGCGAGACGATATTGAGCGCCGTGCTTATGAAATCGCACTCCTATCTCTGGAAGTAGAACCAGATGAACGCGAAGCTTATGAATTATTCATGGAAAAGCGTTTCGGTGACTTAGTAGATCGTCGGAGAGCAAAAAACGGCGATAACGAATACATGGCATGGGATATGACTCTCGGTTGGATCGTCTGGCAGCAACGAGCTGGTATCCATTTTTCAACAATGTCACAGCAAGAGGTGAAATAATGGAGCCATACAGCCTCACACTCGATGAGGCCTGTCATTTTCTCAAGATATCCAGACCGACTGCCATTAACTGGATACGCACAGGGCGTCTTCAGGCAACACGCAAAGATCCCACTAAGAATAAATCTCCTTACCTCACAACACGACAAGCCTGCATTGCGGCTCTTCAGTCTCCGCTGCATACTGTCCAGGTGAGCGCGGGTGATGGCATAACAGAGGAAAGAAAATGTCACTCTTCCGCAGAGGTGAAATATGGTACGCCAGTTTCACATTGCCGAACGGTAAAAGATTTAAACAGTCTCTTGGAACAAAGGACAAAAGGCAGGCGACAGAACTCCATGACAAGCTAAAGGCTGAAGCATGGCGGGTCAGCAAACTTGGTGAAATACCTGATATAACGTTCGAGGAAGCGTGTGTCAGGTGGCTTGAAGAGAAAGCACATAAAAAATCACTGGACGATGACAAAAGCCGGATCGGATTCTGGCTTCAACATTTCGCAGGAATGCAACTAAGAGACATTACTGAATCAAAAATTTATTCAGCAATGCAGAAAATGACGAACCGGCGTCATGAGGAAAACTGGAAACTCAGGGCAGAAGCATGCAGAAAAAAAGGGAAACCTGTTCCAGAATACACGCCAAAACCAGCGTCCGTTGCAACGAAGGCTACGCATCTTTCATTTATAAAGGCCCTACTAAGAGCCGCAGAGCGTGAATGGAAAATGCTGGATAAGGCACCAATTATTAAAGTGCCTCAACCAAAGAATAAACGGATCCGCTGGCTGGAGCCCCATGAAGCACAAAGGCTGATTGATGAATGTCCGGAGCCATTAAAGTCTGTTGTTGAATTTGCACTGGCAACAGGCTTAAGACGCTCGAACATCATCAACCTTGAATGGCAACAAATAGATATGCAGCGCCGGGTGGCATGGATAAACCCGGAAGAGAGTAAATCAAACCGCGCAATTGGCGTTGCGCTGAATGATACTGCATGTCGCGTATTGAAAAAACAAATCGGGAATCATCACCGTTGGGTATTTGTGTACAAGGAAAGCTGTACCAAACCAGACGGAACGAAAGCGCCAACAGTAAGGAAGATGCGGTATGACGCAAACACAGCCTGGAAAGCGGCGCTGAGACGGGCTGGTATTGATGATTTCAGATTTCACGACTTGAGACACACCTGGGCAAGTTGGCTGGTTCAAGCCGGAGTCCCGTTGTCAGTGTTACAGGAAATGGGAGGCTGGGAGTCTATCGAAATGGTTCGTCGATATGCTCACCTTGCACCTAATCACCTTACCGAACACGCACGGCAAATAGACTCGATCCTGAACCCATCGGTCCCAAATTTGTCCCAGTCAAAAAATAAGGAAGGTACTAATGATGTGTAACTTATTGATTTAAATGGTGCCGATAATAGGAGTCGAACCTACGACCTTCGCATTACGAATGCGCTGCTCTACCAACTGAGCTATATCGGCCCTGAAAGGACATGTTCACGAACGTGAATCACGGTGGACAAGGTTAAAACTAACCGGGCGATGCGTCAATGGCCTTGTGAATCAAATGGCTACTTTTGCATCACCCGGTTTTATTTACGCACGAATGGTGTAATCACCAATGCCGATCCACTTGTAAGTGGTCAGTGCTTCCAGCCCCATTGGGCCACGCGCGTGGAGTTTTTGTGTGCTTACCGCCACTTCCGCACCCAGACCAAACTGGCCGCCGTCGGTAAAACGCGTAGAGGCGTTAACGTAAACAGCGGACGAATCCACTTCGTTAACAAAACGCTGGGCGTTGCGCATATCGCGGGTCAAGATCGCATCGGAGTGTTGTGTGCCGTGTTCACGAATATGGGCGATGGCATCGTCAAGATCGCTGACGATTTTGACGTTCAAATCTAATGACAGAAACTCATCGTCATACTCTTCGGCTTTAACAGCAACCACCTTCGCAGGGCCTGTCTGCAACTGCGCCAGTGCAGCTGCATCTGCGTGTAATGTCACGCCGCTTTCCGCCATTTGTTTGCTTAATGCGGGCAGGAAGCTATCGGCGATGTTTTTATTCACCAGCAACGTTTCAACCGTATTACATGTGCTCGGACGCTGAGTTTTCGCGTTGACGATCACTTTTAATGCTTCAGCGATCTCTACACTTTCATCAACGTAAATATGGCATACGCCTATACCACCTGTGATCACCGGGATTGTCGACTGTTCACGGCACAGTTTATGCAAACCAGCGCCACCACGCGGGATCAGCATGTCGATGTATTTATCCATACGCAGCATTTCACTGACCAGCGCACGGTCAGGATTATCAATCGCCTGCACGGCACCCGCCGGTAAGCCGCAGGATTTCAGGGCGTCCTGAATCACCGCCACCGTTGCAGCGTTAGTGCGACACGTTTCTTTGCCACCGCGCAGGATCACCGCATTACCGGTTTTCAGGCACAGCGAAGCGACATCAACCGTCACGTTCGGGCGCGCTTCATAAATCACGCCAATAACCCCCAGCGGTACGCGACGACGCTCAAGACGCAGGCCGCTGTCCAGTACGCTGCCATCGATTACCTGCCCCACCGGATCGGCGAGGTTACACACCTGGCGCACATCATCGGCAATGCCTTTCAGCCGTGCGGGCGTCAGTGCCAGACGGTCAAGCATCGCTTCGCCAAGGCCATTGGCACGCGCGTCAGCAACATCCTGGGCGTTAGCGTTGAGGATGATTTCGCTTTGTGCTTCCAGTTCATCGGCGATTTTTTCCAGCACGCGATTTTTTTCGCGGCTGGAGAGTTGCGCTAATTTATACGAGGCTTGCTTCGCGGCAATGCCCATTTGTTCCAGCAT